TGATGGATCAGGATGCTAAATCCAAAGACTATCAGAAGATGTTGGAAGAAACCATACTAAAGATGAATTACAAGTCATTCTGTCAGGTGGTTATTCTTGGTTCCACCAACTATGTCCCATTTATGAGACTTCCTGCAGCAGACCGTAGAAGTATTGTAGAAGATCTGCTAGACATCAATGTGTTCTCATTGATGAATACACTACTAAAGTCTCGTATGGCTCAAATGAAGACAGATATCGCAGAACTAGAACACAAGATCGAGTTACAGAAAGAAAAGACAATTGCTCAGAAGCGTCATATTGAAACTCTTGCTAACAAGAACAAAGAGACAATAGACCGACATGAGAAAGAAATTCAAGAATCTTATAAGCAAATTGAAGAGCATCAAAAAGAAATTGATGAAAAGAAAAAGAAAATAGAAGAACTTATTCAGATGTCTTCTCAAATTAATGTTGATGCCGAGGTTGAAAAATTAACAGATCTTGGCAGAACCATTAGTATGGAAATGAGAAAGTTAGATAAAGATATTTCTTTTTATTCAACAAATGATCATTGTCCATCTTGTTCACAGAAGATTGATTGTGAGCATAAAGAAAAGGTTTTAACTGAAAGAAACAAAAAGAAGTCAGAACTAGAGAAGGGATTACAATTACAAGAAAAGCAAATGACTAAGTTGAGTGAAAAAGTCGTAGAAAAGAATCTAATCAATAACAAGATTATTCTAGAACAAAAGATGATTCATGAAATTGACAGTCAGGTAAATGCGACAAATAAGTATGTCAAGAAGTTGCGTTCTGATATCGATAGTATTCAATCTGACACAAAGAATATTGATGAAGAGCAAGCAAAATTAAAAGAGATGGGTCAAGCAGGTAAAGAACTTGTTGAGAACAAGTTGAAACTAAATGATGATATGCATTACTATTCTCTTGCATCCTTCTTGATGAAGGACACAGGAATTAAGAGCAAGATTATTAAATATTATCTTCCTATTATGAATAAGATAATTAACAAATATCTTGCACAAATGGATTTCTTTGTTCAATTTGAATTAAATGATTCATTTGAAGAAACCATCAAGAGTCGCCACCGTGACATCTTCACATATGATAGTTTCAGTGAAGGTGAAAAACGAAAGATTGATTTGTCTCTTTTGTTTGCATGGCGTGCAGTTGCACAATTAAAGAATTCTCTTAATTGTAATTTGTTAATATTTGATGAAGTATTGGATGGTAGTTTAGATGATGTGGCTACTGAATCTTTCCTTTCCATTCTGAAAGGACTTGACAAAGGTACTAACATCTTTGTAATATCTCATAAGTCGAAGGAATTATTACAGGATAAGTTCCAAGATCATATTACATTCGTCAAACGAAACAATTTTAGCAAGATAGATCAATGAAAAAGAAAAAGAAAAAGTCCCGCCGTATTGGTCGTGGTGATTCTGTAGATTCTCTAATTATGGGTAGCGAACCCGTGTGGAAGGATGCAGATAAACTTACACCAGAGGAACTTGATACCAAGATTCTTCGTGCTATTAATTGGTATAGTTATTCTTGTGATAACAATATGTGCAAACCTTGGGTTATTGATTGGATGATGAAGAATGAATATTCCAAGAAAGATATCAAGGCTGCAATGTGCTGTGATATCAACGCTATGGAATTCATTTATATCGGTAGCCGTTGTCGTATTATGAATTTGGGTGGTAAACTTCGTCCTGAAACTGTGGATATGATCAAAAAGAATATTAAACAAATTATTCACGAAGGTATCCATAAGCCAGCAAAGGTTGAAGATCCAAATAAAGAAAAGGTGAATGTTCAAGAAAGAATTCAAAAGAAAACTGTTGAATATATGTCTGTAATTGAACAAAGAGTTGATGATTTATTTGACACAGCCGAAAAAGATGGTAATCTAAAGAACATAGACCATTCTGAATGGTTGCGTATGCAAGGTATTAAGTCTGTTCACCACAAGAAACTTGCAAAGGTACTTGATCCACATATCAAGGAACTCAAGCAAGCATATAAGGGAGATCCCGATCTTAAGGAGGGATTCTCTTTCCTTGGTAAGCGTAAGATCAAGGTTGTAATCGAAGCACTTGAAGACCTTAAGGATATTCTAAACGCAAAATGATTTTAGTTGACAATACACAAATTATTCTCGGTACAATTTTCGCACAGTATGATTCACCGATGGATGTAACTCTTGAACTTGCAAGACATGTTACTCTATCCACATATAGAATGTATCGGAATATGTTCCATGCTGAATATGGTGAATTGGTTCTTTGTCAGGATGCAGGTAACTACTGGCGACGCGATATTTTTCCAAATTACAAAATTAATAGGAAGAAGACGCGAGCAGTGGATGATTATAACTGGGATCGCATTTTTGAAATTCTTGATACCATTCGCACAGAAGTTCAAGAAAACTTTCCATACAAGTCTATCAAAGTTGAGCGGTGTGAAGCAGATGATATCATTGCAACATTGACGAAGCATTATCACGACAAGGAAAAGATCATGATTGTTTCGAGTGACAAAGACTTTCAACAACTGTTCCGTTATCCAAATGTGAAGCAGTATAGCCCGATCAAGAAGAGTCTGGTCACTTGTGCAGAACCAGATCGTTATCTTTTTGAACATATTATCAAGGGTGATGCTACTGACGGTATTCCAAATATTCTATCTGCAGATGACACATTTGCTGTAGATGGAAAGCGTCAAAAGCCTCTTGCTGCCAAGAAACTTGCACAGTGGAAGACATTCAGTGATGTTCCGCAGGAACATCAAACTAATATTAATAGAAATCAAATGTTGGTAGATCACACATATATACCTATGGAGTATGAGAACGCTATTCTGGAAGAGTTCAAGGAACCACCAGAGGGAGATCGATCCAAGTTGTTTGACTACTTTGTTGAGAAGCGATTGAAGAATTTAATGGATGTAATACAGGATTTTTAAATAATGAAACTAATATCAGAAATATTAAATGAATTGCGAAACTTGCCAACAAAGCAAGAAAAAATACAACATTTAAGAAAAAATAAATCAGCACCTTTAATTTTTTTAATGAAGTGTGCTTTTACCACTAAGTTTGATAAAGTAACAAATATACCAAAGTATGAGGTTGATGATTCACCAGCAGGCTATTCATACACTTCATTATACAAGAATTGGAAGAATATACCATACTTCTTTGAAAAGAAAGAAGGTGCAGAACTGGAAAAACAGAAAAAGAAACTTTTGATTCTGCTAGAATCTTTACACTGGACAGAATCTGCTTTGGTGGAAAACATATTAACGAAGAACCTAGAAGCACTCCCAATAGATTTACAGACTATGAAGGAGGCATTTCCCAAGGAGTTTTCAAATTATGTCTGACAGTATAAAAAATGATAATGATGATTATCGTTTTGAAAAGAAACTAAAGAAGAATATCAAGAAGACAAATAGAAGAGAAACCAAGATGCATTTAGAAGATTTTAAATATGATCTTGACTCTGACAGAATGTATGATATTATGGATGAGATGGAGGATTAAATGTCTGAAGAACAAAAACAAAGTGACGAAGCAGTGAAGACAGAAAAAGCAGGTTTCTTAAAGAAGGCTGCTACATTTGCTGAATCTATCGCTTCTCGTGGTTTAAATAATAAAAAATCCGACAAACCAGAAAAAGAATTAAGATCACTGAGTTGTCATGGCGATCCAGATAGAAAACTACCACCCTGTTCAGAAAGAATGAACAGTGAAAAATTTCCAGGCTCATTCTATTGTGGAGCATGTGGTTGTGGTGATAAGGAGATGACACAACTTATTTCTAGAAAACTAGAAAGTGGTGAAGATTCATATTGCAAACTGGACTTCCCTCGTGTACATTGTCCTCTAGCAATGCCTGGATTTACAAATTATAAGCAAAGTGAACCCGGTGTTTCGGAAAACCCAAGAAAGCAATTTATCGAATTAACTTTTAGCGTTGATTATGTAAAGCAAAATTCAAAGTGATTAGGAGACTGTGATGACATCTACATCTATGAAAATTTCGAAGCGTACACTAGACATTCTGAAGAACTATGCGTCTGTAAATTCAAACCTGCTTGTAAAGCCGGGTAATACAATCAGTACAATCTCACCAGTAAAGAACATTCTTTCAGAGGTTGAGGTTGATGAAACATTTGAAGTTGAGTTTGGTATCTGGGATCTAAACAAGTTCCTTGGTACAATTTCCCTCTTCAATGATCCTGAGTTTGAGTTTGGTGACAAGTCGGTTACAATCAGCGGTTCAAACAGTTCATCTGTTGTTTATCGTTACTGTGAACCAAAGTTGCTTACCGTTCCAACCAAGAAGGTGCAGATGCCAAAGGTAGCAGTTTCTTTTGAGTTGACTCAGAAGGCATTTGCTGAACTACTCAAGGCAGCAGCAGTCCTTCAACTTCCGGATATTGGTGTTCGTTATAACATCGATGATAGCAAGGAAGGTAAGATTGAGATGTTTGCAACTGACAAGGCAGATCCAAGTTCAAACTTCTATTCATTCCCAGTTGGTGATCATAATGGTGAAGAATCATTCAAGATGTTCTTCAAGACCGAAGATTTAAAGTTGTTCCCCGGTGATTATGAAGTAGAACTTTGCAAGCAGATTGTTAGCAAGTTCAGTCACAAGGATATGGATCTTTGCTACTGGATTGCTCTGCAAGCAGATTCGATCTATAAGGATTGAGTATGCAAATAAATGATGACATGTTTATCTGGGTCGAAAAGTATCGACCACAGAAAGTGGCAGATTGTATTCTCCCTAACCGTCTAAAGAGTTTTTTCTCTGAGGTTGTTAAAGGAGAATGGAAGGACATGCCAAACATGCTTCTTTCTGGTGGTGCAGGTTGTGGTAAGACAAGTGTAGCCAAGGCACTCTGTATGGAGATGAATCTTGACTACATTATAGTCAACTGCTCAGAAGACGGTAATATTGATACACTACGGGTAAAGATTCGAAACTTTGCCAGTAGTGTATCTCTTTCCGGTAATGGTAAGGTTGTAATCCTAGATGAGTTTGATTATGCAAATCCATCCAGTATGCAGCCTGCTCTTCGTGGATTTATGGAGGAGTTTGCAAAAAGTTGTCGCTTTGTTCTTACTTGCAATTTCAAGAACAAGGTGATTGAACCCCTCCATTCAAGGTGTACATGTCTTGATTTCCGGTATGATGGTAAAGAAAAGAAGGAACTATCCTCACAGTTCTTTGATAGGACTAAATTCATTCTTGAAAATGAAAAGGTCAAGTATGATGATAAGGTTCTTGCAAAACTGGTAGTAAAGTATAGTCCAGACTTCCGTAGACTCATCAATGAACTCCAGAGATATTCGACAAGTGGAGATATTGCCC